GCCGGCTCTGTTCCTCGGCCAGCGCCACGGCCTCGTCCGCCTCGTCCAGATACTGTTCCGCCACGTCCGGGTCTATGTCCATCTCGTCAGTGAGGAACGCCTTGCGCGGGACCAGCTGATCTCCCCCGCCCGACAGGTAGGAGGTAATGGCGGTTACGCGGGACGACAGCACCTGCGCCTTTACCTCGGGCTTCTGTTCCTCCGCCCCCTTCCACTCAACGTCGTACTCCCCGCTCTCCGGGGCCGGGATGACGTTGTACGCCAGAAGCCTGTCAACGAACGGCCGCACGATCCCGTTGACGCAGTACCCGTTGCGGCGCCCGTTTGTGTTGGCCTTGAAGTTATCCCCGTCCTGCGAACCGGCAAGTTCCCCCTGCTCACTGCCCGTCAGCAGTCTGTAGGGGATGCGCTTGGTGGCGCCAATGAGCTTCAGGCACGTGTCCACAATCTTGGTCGGGTCCGCCGTCTGCCCCGTCAGGGTTTTCATGTCCAGCCCCTGTCCAACAATGTGGTCCTTTAGCCCCATCATCATCTCGTCCAGCTTGGTCTCCAGCTTGGCCCTAGCGGTGGGGGACATGACCACGCCCTCACCGGGATCAATCTTGGCGAACACGCGCTGGAACCCGGAACGCCAGAACGTTTCACCCGAGGCGCTGACCGCCGTCTCAATGTCCTGTAACCTGTTCCACACGGCCTCCAGCCGCGGGGTTCCGTAAAGCTCCCCGTCATCCGCGTCCTCTACCACGTGAATGCACCGGGACCAGTGAACATTCTGCAACGTAAGGCCCGGCTGCCCCGCCCCCGGCTGGGCGGACATGGGGTAAGCGCCGCGGGTGGCGTTGGCGTTGTCGATCCCCTGCGCCGTCCGCAGGTTGTACCCGACGGGCAGCCCGTACCGCCGGTCCGTTACCTCACCGACCAAGGCGGAGATGCTCGCGCAGTCCTCCCTGAACGCCTGAACGTACAGCAGCTTCGCCCCGGGAGTGACCTCCTGTGACACGTCCGACGTGTCGTCAAAGCCCAAATACAGAACACCGTACCGGCCAATGCCGGCCAGCGTGTCCACCTTCTGCATGTAGTGCCACAGCTTTACCCGTTTGGCAAGGGACTTAAACTCTGTCATAAACGGGGTGTCCGGTTTCTCCTGTTTCCCCTTACCGCGCACCACGGGCTTCTTTGGGGCCGGCAACGGCGGAACGTTTACACCCGGCTTGCGCTCGACCGGCTCCGGGGACGTGATCTTCGGTGGGACCGCGTTTGTCTTAACAACCGTTTCCCCTTCCGTCCCCAGCTCGCTCTGGTACAGGGTGCCGGGGTCACTGTCCTCGGGGCTTACCTCTTCAGGAACGGCCTCCTTCTCGTTGTCCCACACCTCCGGGGCCTCCTGCCAGCAGGCCTTCGGATAGGCGTCAATCACCGGGCGGGCCACGTCCCCCCGCCTCCACCTCTGGTAATAGTCGTACACCGTCAGCTCCAGCGGGTAGCCGCAGGAGGAGTAAATGTCACGCAACCCGCCGTGCGTTAACCCCGCACGCGTTCCGATGGACTGGCGAACGGTGGACAGGCTGTTGACCAGCAACAGTCCCGCCATCTCCGTGGCCAGCTTTTGATAAGGGCTGTCCGGCGACTGCCACTTCTGTACCTCGTCACTCATTGTCTTGTCTCCTTTATCCCGCTTCGGGACGCGTTAGATGGTAATAGGCTCCGGCCGCGGAGTCCCAAGTGTCGTCGTTCTTTCCGTTGGGGGCCTCAACCACCTCATCCAGAAAGGCCTTGTTCCATGACCCCCGCAGAAGGCGAACGTTACCGGCCTCGGCCTGTGCGAACAGGGGAAGGGCGCGGGTTAGCTTGTCGCCGGTGGGGTGGTTAAAGTAGATCTCATAGCCTTCCAGCGCCTGCGCAAAGTCAACCGACAGGATTTTGCCGGCGCTGCCCCCTTCCTGTTCAATTCGGATGGGACAGTCGTACCCGTCCTGGCTGGCGGTGGACTGGATTAGCTTTCTGATGCCGCCGGCCGCGGTTTGGGAACGGGCGATGTCCGCTATGTAGACAATGCCGTTGCTCTTTATCATCTTGCACCCGCAGGTGTAGTCGGCCGTCTTCTTGGCCGTGGCCGCCAAGTCCCAAGCCCGCACCATGTTGTCCACCTGCGCGGGTACGGCGTCAACCACCGGGAACCACTCGCGCCTTGCCACGTTGCCCTCGGCCGGCACCGGGTTACAGTCAAGCAGCCCGGCCGCACTGTACGTTCCAAGGGTGGCGTACTGGGAGCGGTACCACGCGTCATTATACCGTTCGGGAAACAGGTACCTGTATTTCGGGACGACGCGGCCGTCGTCCAATTTGACCGTTTCATCCCCAATCCGTTCCCGGGCCGGCAGGCGGATGTGGATGAACCGGGGGAAGTCCGGGTCCTCCTCCATGGCCTTTAGAATGCGTCCCCCCGGCCCGTCCGTGTGCCATGGGGTGGCCACAATGACGGTGATGGAATGGGGGGCCCGGCGGGTCATGAAGTCGTCCTTGATGTGGGCCCATACCTTTTCGCGGTACGTTTCTGACTCCGCCTCCTCACGGTTCTTAAAGTAGTCGTCGACAATGCCCAGCCCGTAACCCTTGCCCGTTAACCCGCCGCCCAGTCCCGTAGCCACGACCTTCCCGTATGCCCCGGCCAACCTCCACTCCCCCTTATTATTGGCCCCCTTGGCCAGACGCACGGTGGGGAAGGTGTTCATGTAGGACGGGGAACCGATGATCTGTTTGGCGTCCGTGCTGAACCCCTCAATGAGCGGCGTCCCGTAACCCGTCATCATCACGTCCGGGTCAAGCCCCGCCATATTGCACCGGGCCAGAAAGTAACCGGGGAGGGCGCGGGAGAACACGTCCGACTTGCCGTGGCGGAAAGGCACCTCCACCAGCATGAACACGCTCTCCCCCTTCAGGTACTTGGCAATGGCACCGTCAACGGCGTCGCACATGATGCGGGTATGGGTGCCCTCAATAAACGGGTGGGGCATCCACCAAACGTTTTGCAGGTAATGGATAAAACTGGAACGGGACTTCCTCCTCAGTTCCAGTTTCTCCCTGCAGGCCTTCAGCACCCTGTTTGCGGACACCGGGTTCATCCCTGTTTTCCCTCCAGTTTCTTTTCAATGGCGTCAACCAGTTGTGTTAACTGCTCGTCGGTAAACGCGTCGAGGTTCACCGGGCCGTTAACCTGCTCCACGTCCGACTTCTCAACGTACCCCCTGTCCCTGCACAGGTAACGGGTGATATGGATGGCCGCGGTCAGTGACTTCTTGTCCAAATGGTAGTCCAAAACCGACTCGGCCTTGTCCTTGTAATGCTCCCTTGCTTCGGTGCGCGCCCGTTCTAAAATTGGGTTGTTTTTGATTCGTATCGATAACGTGCTAACATCCATCCCCATGGCCTTGGCCGCGTAGGTGACTAGGCCGCCGTTCCTTGACAACGCCTTTATGATCAGTTCGTCACTGTACGTGTACGGCTGCGTCGTCTTGCTTCCCTTCGGTGCCCCCACCTTCCTTGGCGTCCATCTTCCGTTTGCTTTTGACGCCCTGTGCATCTTGGGCGGGAGTACCGTTCCCATTACCTTTCTCATTGGTCCTTTTGGGGGCTTGACAACTTCAAGCTTGTCAAACAGGTGCCCGCGTTTCTTAACCGGGGCGTCGATTGGTTCTCGTCTTGGCATGGTCATCTCCTTTGAAGGATTGCTTCGTTGGGATGACGTATACCGTTCTTTTCCTTTTCAAACAAACGGAAAAACAAAAGGCCCCACCCCCGGACAGATATGGGGGTGGGGCCTGATTATGAATCACGGGCTTTTGTCTTTAGTGTTTTACCCCCGGACTTCCGTCTACCGCCGGGGTGTTTCCGGGTGTGGTCATTTTACGTTCCTCCTTTCGTATGCCTTGTCAACGCTTAAGTAAAGCTGCTCCAAATTCTGTTCCACATCAGCACCTCAATCTCGTTCAGTGTCCACGGCTGTTGTTTTCGTTTTCATACCGTTTCCTTTTCCACCATCCGGCTACACCGTGGCAGCTTCCATCTTTTTGGCCCTGTACGCAATCCGGCGGGTCTTCTTGGCCGCCAGCCGCGCCTTCTTGAACAGGCGACGGGCGTGGTCTTCCACATACGGGAGGACACGGCGTCCCTTACGGGTGATGCCGGGGGTGGCCGACCGGAACGCCCTTACCCCCTTCGGGTGCTTGCGTACCACCCGCGCCGTTCCGTTGGGGGTGGAAACAAAGCGCGTCCCCTTACGGCTCACCTCTAGCTGCCGCGCCCGTTTATCACCCCGCTCCTGATGGGGATGGATCTCCAGTCCCCTCTTGTTGTAACACCCGGTTCCCAGTCCGTTGACAAGGGAAGCCACCATTTCAAGCAGTTTGTTCATTTTCCTTTTCCTTGTTTGTTTTGAGAACACCGCATTCAATAACACGGTGAAACTTGTTAGCCAGCGCCGTCAGGGCGTCCTGCGCCGCTTTGACTTCCGGGTCGTTACACTCCATGCGGCAAAAATGATACGCCACCTGTGCCGCAATACGCAGATCGATCTTTACGCCGAACGACAGGCACCGGAACGAGAACCCGGAACTGTAATCCAGGTTGGCTCCACTCAGGTTGGCTCCGCACAGGTCAGCCCCGCACAGGTCAGCCCCGCACAGGTTGGCTCCGCGCAGGACGGCTCCGTACAGGATGGCTCCGCGCAGGTTGGCTTCGCTCAGGTTGGCTCCGCACAGGTCAGCCCCGCGCAGGTCAGCCCCGCACAGGTTGGCTCCGCGCAGGTTGGCTCCGCGCAGATCGGCTCCGTGCAGGTCGGCGCGTTTCCCTTTCGCGTTGTCCGCCAGCCATTCGGCGTGCCGTTTGATAACGGCATTCAGTTCTTCTTTTATCATTTATTACCCCTTGCCCATATCCGGGCCGCGTTTGTTTCCGCCACCGTCACCGGCGCCATCATTGTCACCTGAAACACTTCAGTGGACACGGCGTCCACCCTGTCCAAAACGCGTTGGCGCTGTGACCGCTGTGCCAGATACACCCCGATCCACAGTCCCACAAAAAGAGCCACCGCCCACATTAGCACCGTCAACGCTGCCGTTGCCTGTAACACCACCTGTTTCATTCTCCCGCCCTCCGCTTGGCGTCGTTTACGTCACGGCACCGGGTTACTGTACCCGACGGTTCCCTCAACATGGCAAACCGCAGATCCTTGTAAATCGTGTACCCGTCGTCCCGGGTAAGTATTCCACCGGCCCATTCGACCCACTTGAGTTTCATCTTGCCGCCTCCATTACCATTTTCCAAAACAGCGTACACTTCTCCAAATCCTGTTCTGGTGCCTGTTCTGTTACCAGTTTCTCCAACGGAACCTCCTTAAAACCACCGTCCTTTTCAGCGTAGGGCGCCGGCCCCACCCTAACCGTCCCAACCGCGGCCACCATAGTGAAACCTCCCGTTTATTATACGGTTTTCGAAGCTGATTTCACCGGGGTGTTCCATGCCGCCAGCAGCGCCTTCAGTTTAACCGCGGCCTTCGGGGCCACCCGCTCCAGCGCCTTTATCAAATCGGTGGCCATCACGTAACCGTCCCCGTACGACCCGGAATAAAGACACTGTACGTTTAACAGCCAGTCCCCGGAACCCTCCGGCCCCGGCTTATGGGCCGAGTAGGACATGGACTGGGGCTTACGGCGCTTCCCGGTTAGAATCATCACGTGTTCCTCCGACCATGACGGCCAGTCGTCCTTGCCGACAATGGTAACGGGCTTCGGACCCGGAACGACGATGGGTGTAACCAGCTTTCTCATTTAACCCTCCTACACGCCAAACGGTTCACCACTGGCCTCGGCGGCCAAAGTGTCCTGGATTTCCTGAACGCGTACCAAGTCGCCCAGCGGCAACCGGCGCCCAACGTTACGGCGAAGAATGCTTTCCTCTTCCGCCAGCAAAGCCGATACCTGTTTCTGTGACATCTCAACCCCCTTACCATTCAAACTCATCCAACTCCTCAACGTCAACCGGGGCTTCCGGTTCCGCAGGGGGAACGTACTCTATGTCCTCCACATAACCGTGCAACGGGTGTTCCGTGCACTCGTCCCCCAGCGCCGTACACAGGTTCCCACCGTCAGGGGTGGTCCCCTTCCACCCCGCGCACCCCGCGCACTGCGACTGCTTGGGCTGGGGCACAAGGAGATAACGCTTACGGTCCGTGATTATGGTGGCAACTGGTTTCATGGTTGGTTCCTCCAGTAGTTGTAGCGTTCGGTCTGGTACGCCATGGCAGCGGCCGCATTGTCTACCGTGAAGACCGGGTACATAGCGGCGACCTCCTCTTTTGTCTTCTGGCATGCCCGCTGTACCCGTAACCGATCGGCCACGGCTTCGGGGGTGTCCGCAAGCGCGTCCAGCTGTTGCCGTTTCAGTGCGGCGTAGCGTGTAGCGTAACTCATACCTTGGTTCCTTCCCGGGGTGGTTACTTGGCGCCGTACTTGTCGGCGTCAAACCCGTCACGCCCTTCGCGTTCGGCCCGCTCGATCTGTTTGGTAAGCACCGCGGCCTGATCCCGTATGGTACCGGCCTTTGCCAGAAGCATGTGTGCTTCCTTCTCCAAATTGGCAGCGTACTTCAAACAGTTGTCCCGCCCGTCCTTGTGCCACGCCACCGACATTTTATTACTAGCCATCTTGTACTCCTTTGGTTGAACTACTTGTACCCTTAAAACGCCATCATTATAACCTATATGTGGGAAATAAACAAGGGGGCTACGGCCGATTTATCAAAATAATTTCAGCGTCCGTAACCCCCTTATTATCAATCAATTATGTCAACCGTCCCGCTGCCTCCTGTAATCCGCCAGCTCCTTTTCCACGGCCTCCCGCGTTGTCTTGGGGGCAAACGCCTTCATCATCTTACCTGTACGTTTGCCCCCGGCCGTTACCTTTACCCGGGACACGTACCAGAACGAACCGTGACCCGCCACCTCCAGCCCGTCACTGTGCATCGGCCACCTTCTTTATCTGGTGCTTCAGGCGGATGCCCCGTTTCCAAAACGCGTCGGGCTGTTCCCCGGCCGGGCAGGCGTTCTGCTTGATTACCAGTTGGATGGCGTGCAGGAGAAACCCGGCCTCCGCCCTGTTCAGCTTCAGCGTAAACGGATGCGGTCCCACCGTTGACGGACACAACTTGGTAGCCGGCCGCGGCGACCCGCAGTTATAGCATACCACCCAATCGTCCCGGTTAATGCGCTTGCATTGCGGGCACACTTCTTTTCTCGGCATTCCCATCTTACCCCTCCGCGGTTACGGTAGACGGAACCTTTTTGCTTTTGCGCGTTACCCTGAACACGCGGTCGGCAAACTCCGTCCCCCACTCTTCCTGCGTCACTATGATAAACTGTACCTTCAGCCGCTTGGACAGTTCCGAAATCATTTGCCCCACCCGCCTCTGCGGGTCTTCGCCGTGAAGAAATTTGAACGGTTCGTCCAGCACCATAGTGGCCCGTGAACGGGGTTTCTGTAGTGACCACAGCGACAGGCGCAGGGCCAGTGACGCCACGTCCCATGCTCCACCGCCGGACGCCTCCATCGGCTCCACCTCGTTCCCGTTGCTTTCGACAAAGGACAGCACCGCCTCAGTCCGGCCCCGTTTGTTTTCAAACGTCACCCTCAGTTCGTACGGATCAGAGAAAACCTGCGCCAGCGCCAGTGACGTCAGTTCACTAATACGGTACGACAGCTGCTCTTGCGTGGCCTTGGCCGCGGCCTGTATAATCAGCTGCGCCTTTTCCAGCCGCACGGCCCCGGTGTCGTTTCCCTCCTTCTGCTCCAGCAAGGTCGCCTGCTGCCGTAACAGGTGGTCGCGCGCCCCGGTGAGCTCCGCCACCCGGCGGTTAATGTCACTGACGTTTGTCAAGTCTACCTCCCCGCCGCGTCCTGCTCCATGGCCGTTAGCAAACCGTCCAGCTGCTCCGCCTGTGCGTCAAGCCCGCTGGCCGTCTCCTCGTTTTCCCGTTTGAGCTTACCGTACAGAGTCCGGGCCTGCTCGAGGGAGGTACAGCCAAACTCGTCCTTCAGCCGTTTCATGGTTTGCTCCAGCGCCCCCTCATCCTTAGCTCGCTGCGTCTTTAACCCGTCCAACCGGGCTCGCATCTGCTTCAGATCTTCCACAATATCACCTCCCGCAACATTCCAGCGTCAACCGTTTAACGGCCTTGTCTTCCTCGTTCTCCAGCAGGGCGTCCACGTTGTCGTCAAACGACAGAGACACTTCGCCCTCACCGGCCAGCTTCTCCACGAACGCGCTAATGCGTTCTTCCTTTTCCCGCTCCCTCTCCCGGCAGTCCCTTGTAACGGCCCCGGGGTCGATTGGGAAGTAAACCGTTTCGTAAGCCCCGTCCGCCCGCCACAGGTACACCAGAGGGCGGTGGTCAATCTGGTCGCTCCTCATCCGCATAACGGAACCGGCGTTTAACAGCGACCGCTTACCGTCACGGCATTCGAACGTCTGATGATTGTCCCCGGTTATGATTAGGTCCCAGTCCCTCTTCGCCTTCAACAGCCGGGTGGCCTCGCCCGGCTTCTGTCCCGGGGCGAACGGCTTCTCCCACGTGGTGACGTGCCAGACAAGAACCTGCGGCAGTATGTCCACGTATTTGTGTTTTGGAACAACCCCGTTCCATGCCCTTCCGATCACGTAGAACCGAGTATCTTCGTAAGGCTCTTCAGACACGTCACGGATACGCCCGGCCAAGCACAGGGTTTGAAACCCGGTCTTTTCAATCAGTTCCAAATTGTGCTGAGGGAGGTCGTGCTGCCCGGGAACCGCCAGCACCTCCCCCTTCGGCCATACCGCCAGCAGCCTGTTCAGCAACGTGCTGGTCGCGTTCCACCCGTCAAACACGTCACCGGGTAAAACCACCGGACATCCGTAACGGGCTTGCAGACCGGACAGCCATTCCAGTTTCCCGCACAGGGTGTCCAGATAGTTATCCGTCCGGCACTCGGGGGACAGGTTGCCGGCGTGAAGGTCGCCTGCAATAATCAGGTCCGGCGGGTTACTTGGTTTGACTGCTCTTGGCATTTACACCTTCCAATGCTTACGTTCGGCCCCACACTGGGGACATGTATTATACGCTTTCAGCACGGCCTCGACTTTGGTGATTTCCGCATCCGTTGCCGCCACGGCATCGGTATACGTCCTCGCCTGTCTCCCCAGTTCGAACAGCACGGACAGCCTCGTTTCTTTTTCGGTTCTAACGGCAACGGCTTTCTCCGCCTTCAGCAGTTCTGTTTCGATCTTCTTCAGGTTCCCCGCCGGCAGTGCCCCCAGCCGGAACTGAACGGTCTCCAGCGACACCACGCACCCCCGCAGCCGTTCCGCCTTGGCCGTGGCGGTCAACAGCTCCGCCGCCTCCCCCTGTAACCGTTCCAGCTTGGTAGACAGTGACGGCAGCCCCTTGGTCTTGGTAAGCCGTTCCGACGCGTCCGTTCCGTTGCTTACCAGCGCGTTCAGTTCCGCTGCCTTTTCAACCTGCCCCTTCAGCCGCCCCTGCGCCCGAACGAACACGTCCACCCGGGCCTGCAACTTCGGGAGGCCTGCGTACGCCTCCAGCTTTGCCGTCGTGGACATCAACTGTGCGTCAGTTAACCGCTGGGCCCCTTGGTTCTCCCGTATCTTACCGGCGACCCTCGTGTGGGCGGCGTCGATGTTGTCCAGCCCGGCCACCATGTTCAGCACGCGGGCCACCTCAGCCGGCGGGTCATCCAACAGGTACGGCTTGTCCCCCTGACGCTGCACGTTTAACGCGTCCATCCGCAGGGCGGTTTTAACCTCGTCCGGCACGTCGGTCCGTACCGCCTCCAAATCATCCGTGACCGTAGACACCCGGTACAGGTTGTCCTTTGCGTTACGGCAACGCTCCACCGTCACCCCGTCCGACAACGTAACGGCGACGGACGTGTCCTCCCCTTTGACCATGAGGTGAGGGTGGGACTTAAACGCGAACCCGGTCGGCCGGTTAAACACGAGCCACCGCAGCCCGCGCAGCAGCCACGACTTCCCGCAGTCGCTCTCCCCTACAATCATGTTTACGCCGGGGCGCAGGTTCAACACGGCGTCAACGTGCGGGGCGTAATTCTTATAGCGGATCTGTTTGATCATTTAAGACTTCCTGTACTTGGTAATGTCGGCCGGAGTGATGCCAAGCGTTTCCATAACGTCGGACAGTACCATGAGCTGTGTCGAACGGTCGCCTTCCAGTTCCAGCAACATCCCAATGTAACTGCCGGACGGACGCATAGTACCACAGCTTGCTGTGGACAAATCCAATTGCACCGGACCTTGCTTTCCTCCCATGGCCATAAACTTGGAAACGACGGACTTGCTCATTCTGTTGCCACCTTTCTTAATTCTGCTTCCCGTTTGAAAACGTCGGGTGTTACTATTTTGAAAAACGCGTCCAGCTCCATCACCGCCGCCGCATTGGGAACTGACATCAACTGTACCCGCGGGACGTTTCGGAAATGGTTCTCTTCCTTAGCGTGCCGGACATCTGTCTGCCCGACGAGCCACCGGAACAGGTCCGGCATCAACGCCACCATTATTTTACGTTTGTCCCGCTTGTAGACCACCATCCACCATGGACGCCCGCCGTCCTGTTGTGACTCGGATACCTGTTCGTGGAACTTGGCCCACGGCTGAGTCTTGCTTACCGGGTTGTCCAGCACGTCCTCAAACGCCCAGCGCCCGTATCCCCTTTTGATCTCAACCACGACCAGTGACGTAAACGGGAAGGCCGACGGGTCGGTGGCCTCCAGGTCGCCGAACGACGCGTGTGCCACGTTCTTCCCCGTTCGCGACTTCCGGGTGGCCCTTCCCCCGGAACCCAACACGCGCCAGAAGACGTCGTCATGTTCCCCGTTCGTCCACCAGAGGGAAAACGCCCGCGCTATGTCCCGTTCGAAGCTGCTACCCTTGCCCGCCATTGTTGGCCTCCTCTTTTGCAACAAGATCGTAATGAGTGACCGGATAACTTACCGTTAGCATATCGCGTTTCGGTACATCTTCCTGCGTAACAATAATCGATATGTCGATTGTTGGCGTCGCCCCAACGTCTAACGTGAGAACGATGCGCCGCGGTTTCATTTCATTCAATTTTGGAATAGCAGTACAAAGAAGAGCATACAGACTTTTTGTGGCCTCCGTTACCATAACAACCTCCTTAAAACCCAAACCCGCCGCCGTCCACCGGGGCTTTGTGCCCCAGTGCCGTTTTCTTGGTGGAAACGTCCGTTGAAACATGCCGTTTCGTTAACGTCACCCGCCCGAGGGGTACTTTACCGCCGGGTTCCTTCCCCTTTACGATTTCGCCCTTAAAAAACGCGCGCCACTGGGAGAACATGGGTTCCCGCAAAAACGTGGCAAACGCGTACTTCTCGCACATCGCCTTAAACGCCTTGGCCCTGCCGGCAAAGTTTGGGGCCAGCAGCTGGATGCCGTTGGCCGGAAACTTGGCGTGCGGTAAACGTGTCAGCTGCCAGTTGCGGACATACTGGGCGTTAAAGTCCTTGATGGCGTTTAGCTTGGGAGACCCCAGCGGCAACTCCCCCTTCAGGTACTTGACGGCCGTTTTGTTTCCCACCCCGTCGACGCCGTCAATGTTGTCCGAGTCGCACCCGGCCAGCGCCTTCACGATTGACCACTGCACCGGGACGATTCCCCACTGGCTGCAAAACTCGGCGTACCCGTATTCAACTTTCGTTGTCGGGTTATAAACGGAAACCCGGCCGGCCCGGCCCAGCAGCTGCCACAGGTCTTCATCGGCGCTGACAATAACAAACCGCTGGTCCTCCTCCCAGCCGCTAGACAGGGGGAACCCCTTGCAGCTAACAAGCGGTTTGCCCCGGCACTCCCCGGCCTCCCCAACGTCTATTCCAACGGTGGCGGCTATGATGTCGTCCGCCTCAAACCCGTCCATCAGGAACACATTGGGGAACCCCAGCGCCGGCAGGATGTCCGTCCGCAGAACGTCAAGCTGCCGGTACAGGGCGTTTCGCCGTTCCAACTTATCCGGGTCGGCCTCACGTTCCTGTTCCCGTTTGAGCTTGTAACCGGGATACGCCTTGCGGCGAACGCCCGTTTTCGTCGGGGCGTCAAACGCAAACACAAAGTCACTCGTCCCGTACAGGGTACCGATAGACAGGACGCGGGAAAGGAAATTGTACAGCACCCCCGTCGGGACGTCGTCGTTCTCCATGTTCCCAAGCGCCCGCAGCGCCTGCCATCCGAGATACGACGAGTCAATGCAAATAACAGGGGTGCCGTTCATTCGAAGTCACCTTCCGGTGCCGTGTCCGACCTGCCGCTGTAACGTCCGGGCCGGCGCAACTGGGCCTCCATCTCGTCCCACGCCAGCTGAACCGCGTCCAGATACTGTTCCCGGTAAGTGCCGTCACGTACCCCCCGCACAAAGTCGGCAAGGGCGTACGTCTTATTTAGCCCGCACTCCCCGCGGGTGGTTAACGTCCCGCCGGACAGTTTCCACGGCTCCCCGCCCTCCTTCGAGATCATCCACCGGATGGAACACTGCTCGTCGTCGATGCCGTACCCGTAATAGAGCGGCATGACGAAATCCAAGTGCTTTCCGGTGGCGTGGTTCTTGGTGAGCTTCACGCGGGCCAAGGTGCCAATCTCCTGCTGCTTGCCCTTGATGGACTTTGTCAGTTTCCCGCGGGGCGCCAGCCAAAGCTGGTACTGGGAATAGAACTTCCACGCGCGGCCGCCCGCGTGCGTTTTCTCCGCCATGGTGTCCGGGTTGATGTTGTCCCTTGTTTGGGACACCGCAATCAACAGGCTTTCCGTTTGGGCAAGGGCCAGTTTGATCTTGCGCAGGTTGTCGGACGCCGCCTTGGCCTTGCCGTCCCCGTAACTCCCCTTCATCTCCTTGCCCTTGGCGTAGAGCTCGGCGTTGGCCTCAAACTTCTCCACGTTGTCCACGCCCTCCAGCCCGTCCACGCTGTCCATCAAATAGATGAACGGGTCCGGCTTACGGCTCAGCCCGTACACCGTGAAGAAGAAGTCCTGTATGTAGTAAGACGACGTGCCGTCTGCGTTGGGGGCCTGCAACCGCTTGGCCAGTTCCCGCCCAAACATGTCCTCAGTCGGAAAGCCATCGGAGCTCTCACTGTCGTCCTTGTAGAACCTGTACTTGGCAAACCGCTTGTCCTGGGCGGCCTGTGCCGGGGTGGTTTCCGCCAGCACTGACTTGCCGGTGTCGCTGTCCCCCACGATGTGAACAATGCCGCCGCGCTTCCACCCGCCTCTGGCGTCACCGGACGCTGCGAGGTTCAACATGGTCACGCCCGTCGGAATGGTCTTGTTTACCGGAACGCGCTGGAACGGTTTGGTCCCGGTGGCGGACATGACGGACTGTACCCGGCTGTCAACCAGCTCCCGCACCGCGCTCTTCGCTGTTTCTTTTCTTGGCATACCGTTATCCTAAATGAAAATGGAGGGGTGGACGTCCCCCTCCTCCCTACCGATCAACAACCGCTTACCACACGTCGTCTTCCGGCGGCGGTTTGGTCTTACCGGGTTTCGACTTGACCGCGGACGGTTCCGGCTTCTTGCCGGCCTTACCGGGTTTCGGCTTCTCCGGCGGCGGGTCATCTTCCCAACCGGTGCCCTCCTCCGCTTCCGCTTCCGGTTCCGCACCACCCTCGGCTTCCGGTTCCGGGGCGGTGGCACCCCACTCGTCCTCCGGCGGCGGTTCCGGCTTCTTGCCGGCCTTACCGGGTTTCGGCTTGACGGGCGGGGTATCCACCTCCGCGTCCTCCTCGTCCCCGTTAAACAGGGCGGCGATGTGCTCCTGCGTCGGAACGGCGAAGCACTCGTCGAGGTTGGGGATCTTGTCAATCACCGCGTCCGGCAGGTCGGTGAGGCTCTTGCCGTCGATGAACTCGATGGACAGCGTCTTGAGGAAATCAACGCTCTTCCCGCCGAGGTTGGCGTTCTCGCTGGCCACCACGACCTTCAGCACCTTGCCGCCCTCGGGCTGTGCAAAGTCGAGGTCTTCGGGCTCGCCCAGCTTGAGCTTCTTCTCCAGCAGCTCGGCGAACTTATAGTACGACCACGCGAACAGCTTGGGAACCAGCACCGGCTTCTCCCCTGCCTTCCAAACGATGACGGCGAACAGGCAAAACCGTTTCGGCCGGATGGCCCTGATGGCGTCCTCGTTCGCCTTGTAATCGCTCAGCAGATCCTTAATGCGGTCACACACCGCGTCGGTCTGGCCAAACGTTTCCTTGAGACAGATCACCGCCTCACCCGACCCGCCGACGTCAAAGTGGACGGCGTACAGCCGGCGGTAGTGGCCGCGGCCCTTGCGGATATTGTCGGGGTTCTTGGCGTGTGTCACCTCGTACGGGAGGACGCGCATGTAATACGTTCCCTCCTCCTCGGGCCTCCACTCCTCAATGCCTTCAGGAGGGGACAGCGTCAAACTGTTACTCCCGCCCCACGCCCCGGTCTTGGCGACCGTCTGCTGCTCCTCCCGGTTCATACGCATCCGCGCACGCCGGTCATTATCACGACTTGCCATTGCTGGCTCCTTTCTCGTTGTTTCCGAAATGAACGGTAAACTCCCGCTTTGCCCGCCAGAAGGCCCGGCAGGCTATCCGGCACAACAGCGTGAACAAGAACAGTCCAAGCACTGTGCCCCCCGCCAGCAAAACAAAGAATCTAACCGTTTCAAATACCGTCATTTTAATCACCGTTCAACCGTTTTACGTTACCACCCCGGCGCCGTATTGGGAGGCGGCCCCTTCTGTCCCTTCCTCACCGGGAGACGGGTGGGGTGTTCCTCACGGCGGCGGTTGGCCATTGTCGTCTCCACCTCCCGCTTCGGAACCTCCGGCAGCTTCGGCTCGCTCCCACTGTACCGCAACTGAAGCTTGACCAAGTTCTCCAGCGCCGCCCGGCGGTGCTCCATGGCCACGCGTGCCCCCTTTACGATCAGGGCGTCGTACTCGGCCTGCCGCAACTCCGCCTTCACGGACGCCACCCCCTTGTCCAGCACCAGCAGGTCGGCGATCTCCTTCTCCGTGCACTTGGTACCGGCCGCCGCCCGTGCCTCCCGGGTAGACTTACCGACAAGGGCTTCCGTCACCTCCAGCTTCTCCTTCAGCTGGTCTACCAACCGCACGGCATCCGCCTCCGCCTGCACGACCTCCATGTAACGGTCGGCCTGCCCAACCCATTCCCGTTCCAAGTGACTTTCGTCAATGTTTGTGATCTTGTTGTAATCCACTTTGGTTCTCCTTAAACGCTTCGGGAGTGAGGCCGGTGAGGTATTCGTTCACGGCCGCATGTACCTGCACTTTGTGCCCAGTATCACGGCGCCGTAAACTCACATTCTCCGTTCACTTGTCTTACCCGCACCCCGTCGGCGAATCCTACATGCTTATTATACGGTTTCGGCCCCGACTACAGAACCCCGCAGGCCTCCATGCACGACAAGGTCAACCCGACCCGCCCGGTGTCATACCACGGCTTCTCAAACGCCAGCATGACCGCCCCGGCCCGTTTCAGCTGCGGCGGGTTGTTCACCAGCCACCCGCAGGCCCCGGCTGACATGTACCCCAGCACCCCGCGGCGAATGCTTTCCGGTTCCCCGACCACGTCCTTCAGCATCGGGGCCAGTTTACCCCACGGCGTTCCCTTCAGCAACAGGTTGGCCAAGTTTGTCACGGCCTCGTCGTCCACCGTCATCCGCTTCAGTGCCGCAACCTGTTCCCCGGCGTCCTTGATGTCCCATACTGCGTCCAGCTGCACCAAAGCCGTCCGGGCGGAACCGGAGCAGTGTTCGCCAATATACATCAGCACCGTCTTGTCGATGTTCCGCTTCTCCGCAAGGCACACCGGGTACAGCACCTTCTTCGCCACCTGCTCCGGGGTAAGGGCGTCCACCTCGATCGTCGTGCACCGGGTGCGGATGGCCTTCAGCAACTTGTCCGGGTCGGTGGTTGCCAACATGAAGTAGACGTGGTCGGGGGTGTCCTCCAGCGCCTTCAACATGGCGTTTTGCTGGTCCTTCGTCTGTTGGTGCGCCTCGTCGATCAGCCACACCCGGACGCTGCCCTGCTGGGGGGCGTACACCATCTGCTCCCGCAGTTCGCGTGCCGTGTCCACCCCGCGGAACTGGCCGCTGTCCACCTCGGTGAACTCGCTTTCGTGACAGCCCAGCCGCTTGGCGATGATGCGGCCAATGGTGGTCTTACCGCAACCGCTGGGCCCGCAAAGCAGGATGGCGTGCGGCACCCGGTTCTTTTCCAACATGGACTCCACCGACTGGATGGTGGCCCCGTTTCCAACAACCTGACCCAAACTGGTCGGGCGGTGCTTCTTGTACAACTCGTGACTCATTGTTTCTCCTTTCATGTAAACCTTACCAAGCCCCCTCATCCGGCAGGTCGGGAACATCCCCGGCCTCCTCAACCGCGTCCTCTTTCAGGAACGCCTGCCCGTCCGGGCTGTTACGGTACCGTTCCTCCCACTCCTTCATTTCCGTGGCCGTAACGGGGCGCCGGGTGCGGAACGGGTACAGGGGGCAGTCCGTGACCAGACACCCCTGTATCTCCCCGCGCTGGAAGTTACCGCACTCCCCGCACTTGGCCAGGATGGCGCGCTTGCGCGTCCAGTTGAGTTCGAGCCCGGCCTGTTCCTTGGCCGCCTTCTTGTTCCTTCTGGCCTCAGCCGACTTGACGTGGTCAAAAGCTGGTGCTGGGGATTTCGCGGGATGCTTTCTCATACCATGTTCCTCCGGGGGGTGTTACGTCCGCCTCAATCTTAATCGGTGTAATCACAAACGGCCACGCCGCCTTTACCTTGTCCACCATTTCAATCTGACAGATCTGCAGGTAATCGTCCACCTCCTCCACCGGCACCATTCCAATAATGGAGTCGTGGATTTCGGCGTTCGGGTAAGCCCTTATTTTACGTTTTTCCACCTGCTGAGTAATGCCTATCAGCCCCCGAAGCTTGCAGTGGCTGGCCGTCCCCTGTCCCGGGGTGTTGATGACCTCGTTACGGCGAAACACCCCCTCGTGACGGAACCCGGTGAGGGTGGTAAACCCGCCTTCCTTCTGATAAGCGGAATACCATTCCTTTCTCCAGCGGTCGTACCCGGCAAACCGTTTCCACAACCTCTCCTCCACCTTTTGCAAATGCCGGCAAAACGTGCCCTCGGGGGCGCTTCCCATCCGGCCCCGGTCGTTCACGGACGGCTTGCCCAGCCCGCCAATGCCCTTACGCTTCATGTGGTCGGCCAGCAGCGTCCCGTCGGCCAGCGTAACCCCCTTCTTCTTTTTCCACAGGCCGGCCGCCACCTGCGGCCAGTAAGACCCGTAGAACTCCGGGAAGGTGAATGCGTTCTTTGTTACGTTGCGCAGGTTCTTCGGTTTGGGAAGCAGCGTGTCATACTCGGCCTTGTTCAGCAAAAAGCAGTCCAGCGTGAAGTCCCGGTGGAAGTCGTACCCGCTTGTCAGGTACTCGATCATCACCGGGTCCTTGTGGTACCACGTATTGGAATGCACCTCGATGCCGCTGTAGTCCACCTCGACAATGCACCAGCCGGGAGGGGCCCGAAACGCCGACCGGATGATCTTTCCCATCTCCGGGTCGCGTATCGGCATGTTTTGGAAATTGGGGTCGGAGGAACTGGTTCGGTACGTCCGCACCGTGTTGTCCCCCTCCTCAAATCCGCACACGTGAAAGAACGGGTGGATGCGACCGTCCACCGTTTCCCGGATAATGCCGGTGAGGAACGTATTGGCCGTCTTCTCACATTTCCCGTACTCCAGCACAAGGTCAACCAGAGGGTCGTCGTAGACGTCGATCACGTCCTTGCCCACCTTCAGCTGCCCCGTCTTTGTAACCGCCCCCTCCACCGGGGTAAACCCCAACGCCTCGAACAGCACGTACCGCAGCTGATTGTCGTTGTTGAGCGACGCGTCGCTCCTGTACCGTTTGACCCATGCCTTACCCCCGTCGGTTTCAGCAAAGGCCTTCTCCTGTATCTCGGCCATCCGTTGTTTCAGTTCCCGGCGGGCCTGCTGGCAGTAACCGAGATCCACCGGCATTCCCCGTCCGTGCATTCTGGCCGCCGCACAGGCCCCGGCCGTCATCAACCACCGGGCCTCATCCGTAAACCATGACGTCCTTGCCATCGGGAGCCACCAAACCTCTCTCTTTAAACCAGTTGAAAAGCCAATAGGTGTACAGCGCGTCAACGGCGTTATACTGGAGGCGGTCCCGGAACGGGGCCTTGTCCATTTTGTTGAAGGCGTTACAGCCGTGCAGGGCGTTATCGTCCGGGGAAGACCGTTTGAACCTGTCCGTCGTTGACGTGTACTCCGGGGCACCGAACTTTAGGTAACTTTGCACCTTCAGCCCGCTGTGCCCCGGCCGGCTGTCCTCCAGATGGGCGAGCACCTGTGTGTCCCCCGCCCACCCCCGCGGAACCGTCTTAAAGAACCGCCGGGTCCACTCCCACTCAAACGCCACATTGTGAGCCACCTTGGGAACGGTAGTATCCGCCATGATTTTACGCCATTCCGTCACCACCCCCTCCCAGCCGCTACCTTGTAAGGGGTAAGGGATGTCAAAGGCAAAAGAGGCCGTAAAACTTGGACAGAAACCGACTGAAACAACGCGCTGGCCCTCCGCATGGGGTTTTAACCCCGTCGTCTCGTAGTCAAACGCAAAAAGGGACTTGCGGTCCCCCAGTACGGTGAGCAGGCGTTCCGCCCGTTCCGGCCGGGTAATGATTTCACAGTTGGCCGGGTCCGGCAAACGGGGGTACTGTTCCTTCAACGTGTCAAAGAAACGGTTGAGGCTGTTACACCAAACCGTATGCACCACCGGATCAAACTTCTGCCGTTCCACCTGCTCCGGCGCCATCGCCACCCCCAGCCACGTCCCGGGATAGGACTGGTCCAAAAACACCTTGTCACACAGCAGGGGAAACCCGCGGGACTTACCGAACGCCACCTTCGGATTACTGGCCCCAACAATGGACGACATGGCACCGTGCCCCAGCATAACAATCAGCTTCGGCTTTAACTCCCTTACCGTCTTCAATAAGTTTGGCCTGCACGCCGTTATCTCCTGCTGTGACATCAACCGGCCCGACGGCAACGGACAGGCCAGAGCGTGGGAAAGCCAACAGTCTTTCTCCAGTATAACACCGCAGTGCTGTGCCAGTGTTTTTCGCAGCATTACCATACCGGAGGACGACGGGGGCGATGGGGAATCCAAAACAATAAGGACCCCCAGCCGCCCCTCCCCCGTAACCGTCACCGGGGAACATCCCCGGTTCAGGTTACAAGTATGTCCGCAACCCGCCGGCATGGCCTCGGCGAGTTCGTTGTCGGTAAAGAACCCGGACATTTACCAAGCATCCTCCGGTTCAGCGGCCGGTTCTACCGCCTTCGGTTTGGCCTTGCCCGGTTTAGCGGCCGGCTCCTTCTTGGCCTTGGCCGGCTTCTCCTCGGGGGGAGGCAGTTCCTCCGTCTTGGCCATCAGCCCCACGATGTGAACAAAGCCGGCGTCGCCGCTGGCCATGCGGATGCGCTTGTCCCCGACGATGGCCGTGGCAGACATGCGCAGGGCGTCCGCCAGCAGGTCCGGGTTAATGCGGAACGCCGTGTCCCCCTCGAACGTCACCCGGTAGCGTTCCTTGAACTTGGCATAGGGCCCTTCCGCCGTGATCTGTAGCACCTTGCTGTTAATCAGCACCTCGACGGCCGGCTGCGCCTCCTTCGGATCAAGCACCTCCCGGGCGCGCTGGAGACCGGCGGACAGGTCTTTGGGGAAATCCAGTTCCTCGCCCTCCACCTCCAACAGCGCTGCAAAATCCGGGTACCCCTTCGGGTCCAGCGTGCGGCAGGAATAAACGACACCGGACGGGGCTTTGAAGTGCAGCCAACCTTCCGTCCGCCCAACCTGTGTGCAGCCGAACGACAGCAGTTCCGGAACGGCCGAGGCGGGAACCAGAAACTCCGGCATCTTCGCCCCCTTCACCGTGTTGACCAGAAGGCGGTGGTTATCGGTGGCCTTCACCGTGTCCCCCTTCACGTGGACGAACATGAGCAGCGGGCGGGACAGTGACCGGCCGGCACACACCGACGCCCGGCGAATGGCCTCCAGCACCTTGTCCGGCAACGGCGCCCACTTGTCCGGGAAGCCCATGGTTTCATGGTGCTTGGCAAACTCGGACTCGGTCTTTACCTCAACCCGCGCCCGGCCGCACGTACAGGTCAGCACCGTCCCGTCAAACTCAACGGACACCTCGTCGGCGTCCATCTTGCGAAGCACCTTGTGCCACTCCGCCGCCTTCACGGCACCCTCGAAGTCCCAGCCGTCCGGCATACCGATGGACACGGCCACCTTATCGTTGTACGTGTAGAGCCGTCCGCCGTAGAAGACAAACGACTGGGCGTTGGCCAACATGTCGCGCGTTGCCAAGCCGGGGGCCACGGCGTCGAACGCCGCGACCAGTTCTTTTCTGTTACACTTCATCCAGTTTCTCCTTGTTACGTTTTACCATCCATTCCTTCAGCCCCGGTTCCGCCAACAGGGCAAAACCGTCACCGGCAACCGGGACAAGGGCGCGAGCAACCTGCGTGGCCACTACGGAAACGCTCATCCTCCCCCGGTCGTTCACCCATTGGGTTATACGAAAGTCACTGGCCTGAAACTTGGCCCACCGTGACGGCCTTTCGTTTTCAAATTCGATGACCAGCACCACCCAATCCTCTTCACGTTCCAGCACGTCCTTCAGGTCAAATCCTTTAGGAAGCGGGAACCGGATCGGGTAGAACTTGTTTGGCCGCGCCTTGTCCTGGAACGACACGAGGGTTCTTGGCGGTAGCGCCTTCAGACCACACAAGGACAACACAGCTTCGATTCGTGTATTCATCTTACAACCCCAGCAATCCGGTTTCGAGTTTTTCTGCAACCTCTTCCTCGGTGATACAGTCGATGTCACATAACGTCTTTACGGGGAAGATGTCGTACGTCGCATTGACGATATTGTTAAACCGCTTGCGCGTTGGCGTCTCCTTCCCCTCGTCCATCAGATAGTACGTCAACAGCACCCCTCGGGGGTCTTCCGTGCAAACACTGTGAAACACGGAAGTCTGTTCCACCAAAAACGCAACTCTTCCGTCACCCGAAAAGTAAGGGCATAACTCCTGTTCCAACTGGTTACAGTACAAAATAAACACTGCTTGATTAAACAGTGAACGGGCACTTGTCGATTCGTGCAGCACCCTGCATTTCCCGTCCTCAACGGGTAGCCCCACCATTTCAGCCAGTTGAATCACGTAGCGTTGCATGTAGGGTGACATGGCTTCATAGTGTGACGCCGTGTTGCCGTATTTGCTGTGCGGGGACATGGCAACGGCCATCGGCGACCGTCCAACCACAAATTCAAAGGACCCGTCGTCCCTGTGCTTCCCAAACGGGACTAGGATAACCCCGAAACAGGCGGTCTTAAGAAACGACGTCGAATCAACACTGGTAAACGGGTAGCGTGCGATGAAGTCCCACGACGTTATGGCAAACCCATGCGTCTTGAACTCCTGCTTGCTTTCCCCCAGCAGTTTAAACGCGCCGGCGAGGTGCTGCGCAAAATCCCGTTTGGTAATACCTTGTCCCATCCCACCTATTCCGATATACGAATGGGTGTCCATGTACTTCTTCAACCAGCTGTAGTCTTCCCCGTAATGAAAGACGGGGATGGGGTCGACCCCGAAATTCTTTTCGAGGTACCGTTGCGTCTGCATTGACAGCTCGGGGTTGAAAATAACGTCAAGCGACGCCGCCACGTCAATCTCCCCTTTATGGTCAACAAGGAACTGACCGTAGCGGTCCATGTAACCTTTGAACTCTGCCGTCTTGTAGTAGCTGAAATCAAAAGTTCCGTATCCCTTGCCGACCCGGCCCTTTCTGTTGTAAATGCTATGGGCACCGGAATCGATAAAAAGCATTGGCCGTTTCTTACGCATGTATAAACCCCATAATCTCTAAGTAATGCAACCAGCTGTCGTCGTGCTTGTGAACAACACACGCAAGGTCGTGATCGAACGGCACGGCCAACAGCAACCGCAGGTGTGCTACCGCACTGACCAGACTGCAATTGTCATACAGACTTGCAGAAAAACCGGCAAGCTCGTCCGGGAAGTCCCGCCATATCGGGTACAGCGGCTTGCAACAAAACGTTATGGCCTCCAGGAGTGTCCAGCTAACCCAATCCTGCTTAGCACAGTTGAACTGTACTTCTGCAGCGGCCAGTTCCGTGTAATAGTCCTTCTTGTCGCGTGTGTCCACAATACGCAGATTCGCAGGCACACGCGATAAACGGGTCATCACAGTGGGGTCGTTTGACAACGGGCGGTCCTGCCGCGGGTTCACCAGTGTAAACTCCACGTCGGGACAGGCCTCGACCAGATCCAAAAAGAGATGAGGGTTCTTCTCGGAATCAAACCGGGACGAAAAAATAACCGTCCCCTGTTTCTTGGTAAGTGCCGATCCGGCGGACAACCCGTAACGGCTAAACAGCTGCGACTGCAACCGTGTGCTGTTATACGGCAACCCGACAACATGAATGTTCTCTGCCTTGTAACCGCCCTGCACACAGCGGTCCTTCAACAGCGACGAACAGACGAAGATGTAATCGTACTGACGTGACATGCCAATTTCCAACGGCCGCATCCAGTCGCGCATCGAATAGGTAAAGTCATATTCATCAACCGACTGGGCATGCAGAAAACACCCGATCTTAAACGCAACCCCGGTGATGGCCCTGATGTAAAACAGACTTTCAATCCCGGGGTGCCAGAAGTCCTCGGTGTACACAACATCCCCGGCCTTTATTGTCCCGTTACGCAAAAGGGCAATTGTGTGTTGCACCTGACTCATCGCGTAGTGCGAACGCCCGTACGCGTCCAGCACCACGCCGGCGGTAATAGAACCACCCAACGACTCCCCGTCAATCCGGGTAAACGGAACGTGGAGTTGTGCGAAATGCGTTTCAGCCCAACCGCCAACACACGACATCAAGCTCGTGTAACGTTCGGCGTACGGTTCAAGCGGCAAATAGAATAAATGCATGTAACCTCCTGCGCATTATACGGAATCAAACGGAACGGTCGGTATCGTACGCAGCTGCCTCGGTATCAACACAAACGGTCATTCCGTTCTGTGACCACGCCAACCGAGTGCCGACGATGTGCTTCACCGCAACCTGCACCGGCGCCTCACGTTCCTGTACGAACACGACGGTGAGTGGAAGTCCCGGTCGTAACAGTGTCTGCATGGCAAACGAATGTTTGAACGCGTCCACCGGCGACACCTCGACCACGACACGAAAACAGGCACGTCCAATGGCAGGCAAATTACGCCAGTACACGGCAATGTCCGTGGCCTGCGTCATTGTAATCCCCGGACGGTCACCCGCCCCGCAGTACACACGACCGGGACGGTGCTTGGTAAGCAAATCAAACAGCCGCCGCCGTTCCGTACAGGGGACAAACAACGTTTCCACCCCAACGTCAAGCCCCTCTACCTCCCTGCCAATAAACGACACATCCGCATTCCTCATTATACTCCCCCGTCAGTTAGTGTTACCCCACCGGCGTTCTCACCGTCTTCACTCACCTCAACCCCCAACACACACTTGTCTGTCTTGTACAACTCAAGCCACACAAGCCGGGCGATCTCCTCGCAACTGTGCTGGCCAAACATGAAACCGGCGGGGTCTTCGGCAAAGAGCACCCGTAACGTGTTACACAGCACCCGTTGATACAGGAAAAACTCCACGTCACGGTCCGTGTGTGTCACCCGCCGTGTGACGGTAAGGGTAAACAGGTGCCGGTGAATATCACGTAAAAAAGACACGGCTTCCGGCGCGTCTTTCCACTGATGAAACCCGGGAACGGTGGTCTTACATTTGATGTAATGTAGCACTTCCATTTAAACCCCCGCCAATTGCAGAAACTCCGCCCGAGTCTGCGGGTTTGTTTTGAAAACACCCGTCAGTGACGACGTCACCATACGTGACCCCTGCTTCTGTACCCCACGGGCCGTCATGCACATGTGCTGGGCGTTAAGAACGCAGGCGGAACCCAACGGCTGGAGATACTGGTCGAGAGCCGCCGTTATCTGCTGGCAAAGCCGCTCCTGTATCTGCAACCGCCGGGCGTACACCTCCAGCAGCCGCACCAGTTTGGACACCCCGATCACCTTGCCGTTCGGGATATAGGCGATACTGGCCGTACCGTGAAACGGGATCATGTGGTGCTCGCAGGTGCTGTAAAATTCGATTCCCTTCAGCAGCACCATCTCGTCACAGGCCCCCTCGTTAAACGTCTTAAACACAGAGGCCGGATCGATGTTATACCCACCGAACAGGGAACCCCAGGACTTGACCACGCGCGCCGGCGTCTCCTTCAACCCCTCCCGTTTCGGGTCTTCCCCAATATGCTCCAGCAACCGGGTAACGGTGTCCCGGGCATCCCGTTCCTTGTCCTCCGCGGAAACGCTACCCGGCGCCTGCTCCCAAGGAAAGACGACCCAACCAAGATCGGCGTCCGCCGGCTGTGTCTTGTCAACCAGCCCAATAAACCGCTTGTCCGGGAACCGGCTTGTCCAGTGGTCCCTCGTCCGGCCGCTGTCCACAATGTCGTCCAAAATAACATCCGCCGTTTCCGGAGATGTGGCTACACTCAGCCACATGCTAGCCTGCGGCATTATGTAATGAAGCGCCAGTGCCCCCCCGCGGGGCACCCCGTACACCCTCCAAGAACGAGAATGACACAACGCCCCCGCAGCGCGTTCTACCAAATCGTTTATGCCAATCACCGTCACTTTACCATTCACGGAAACCTCGCCATCTTTTGGGTCTGCAGCGACAGCCGCCACCCCTTGTTTTGTTTTACGAACTCAACGGCCTTGTCGATGTTGGCCTGCGTAACCTCCGGGTTGGGGTCGGTACAGGGCTGGAGGAACAGCAGCGGCACGTACTTGTTATCGTACATATTTGAAAGGGACAGCGCCCACTTCTCCACCGCCACCGGGTCGGCTGTCCCGGGGTACACGAGTTTGATCTCGTTGATGTAGCACAGGGGAAGCTCGGGCACCCCGTCGGTCTTGGGGGAACAGGTTATCCACGTCCGTCGGCGGCGCTCCGGCAACCACTGCTCGCACAGCGGCTTCACCGTTCCGTTTGTTTCAATGGCCACGGTCGCCGTCCGCGACAGCCGAAGGTACAGGCACCCCAACAATGCATCGTCCACCTGCAACAGCGGCTCCCCTCCGGTCAGCACCACAAACTCAACCTTGCCGTGTGACGCCGCCACGACCGCCTCAGCAATCATTGCCCCGGTCATCTCTGTGCCGGTCTGGTGCCGGGTATCGCAGAAGGGACAGGACAGGTTACATCCGGAGAACCGAACGAACACGGCCGGGGTTCCGGCGTGGTACCCCTCGCCCTGTATGCTGTAAAAGATTTCGTTGACTTTGTATGTCTTCACGGCCTGTACTCCGCATAGCCCGTATCCGTTTCGTGCACACGCACCCCCGTCACCAGTGCCTCCCTGTCATCCAGCAACCGGCAGGCCTCCTCGAAAATAACCTTGGCCATCCACTCGGCCGTCGGGTTCTCCGGAGTGAACCAGATTTTCTTATTGTGCTTCTCAAGCACGTCCTTGTACACCTCGTTGAATACGGCGGGGATGAGAAGGGCGTGGTCGAACTTCTCCATCAGCCACGTTGTAAACCTGTCAAGTGACCCGAAGTCCCGCACCATGTTGGCATCGTTGAGTTCCGTGGCACCGAGGAACAGCTCAACCCGGTAACTGTGACCGTGAATGGTTTCATAGCAGGCGGCGGTGGTCGCGTCCGCCAGCTGGTGAGCCATTTCAAACTTGTAAAGCTTGCGTATTGTGTGCATTGGCATCCTCCTGTTTATTATACGAAACACCCCGGTGACTGGCCGGGGTGTTTAGCATCTGTTGGTGACACTTACGCACTCAACTTGTAGATGCCCTTGTCGCTCTTCTCAACCGACGCGCCGTGCGCTGACTTGAGGTGAGCCATGTGCGCGGCAACCCGCTGTGCTGCAGCGCCCGACACCTTGACCAGATCATCCATCGAGGCGCCTTTGACCAACGCCGTGTCAATCAACCCGGCCTGCGACGTGAGCTGGTGACCGAACGCGCTGCGGCCAACACCGCCCGGCGTACGTTTCTCACCGGGAACCTTCGGCGCCTTGGCCTTGGCCGTCTTGGCCGCCGCCTTCTCACCCGGCAACGCGATGCCCAGTTTCCGGAACGTCTTCGTGGCTTCGGTGGTGAAGCACGTCGGCCGGGAACAGTCGAAGTCCTGTTCGCGCAGGTCCTTGGCCTCGGTGGTGATCCGGTTCATGTGGTCGTCGCCGAACACAATGATCGGCTCGAGGTCCATCACCTTGTTCATCTCGTTGATCAGGTTCTGGATTTCCTTGTCCGTCACCTCCGCCTTGGCCGCGGGCTTGGCCGCCGACTTGAGGTGGTTCGTGGCCGTCACCCCGTACTCCCGCACCTTGCCCTGCTCGGCCTCAGTCAGTTCGGCCTTCACCTTGGCGTACGCCGTCTGCAACGCCTTCACCTGTTCAGCCGTGCACTCCTTCGGGTTCTTGGGCAACCCCTCAAACAGTTTGGCGAACGGGGTGAGCTCGACCGGCTTGGCGGTGGGCTTGGTTGCCGGTTGGGCCTTCGGGACCGCCTCTTTCTTGGCGGCAGGTTTGGCTTCGGGTTTGGCCATGGCGGCGGTTTTGGCCGGGGCTTTGGCGATGGTCGTTTTCTTGGTGCTCATGTTGTGCTTCCTTTGGTTTGTGGGCATCTGCCCGGTTGTTGATTATACGTTTGAGAGTGATTTGATAACGGATAAGGGGAGTTGATTATTTCTGTAAAGCGATCACCGCTTTCAACTCCGCCCGGGCCACGGCGATTTCCGTCGCAGAACCATGACACAGGTCGATGCGGCAGTTACCGAGGAGGTTGCTCACCAGCAAGTGGGACATCTCGCCCAAACGGTATTCGACCCCCTGACCGTACTTATCCACTGCCAACGGTTCCAAGCTGGCAGACAAGTAACCGGCCTTCATACGGGCAACGTCCTCGAGAGCGCTTTTAAGCAACCGCTCGACATTATCAAAACGGTCGACGCCACGCTTTACCGCCCACTCCATTTGCCACGTCGCTGCTTCCAGTTTGTCAATAGCCATTTTGTGCTCCTTTGGTTGAACCTGTTGTATCCTTAAAACGCCACCATTATATCCTATATACAGGGATACGTCAATCGGGATACATAAAATAATTTCACTTTTCTTTACCCGGTTTAACCGCCGTATTATCAACGGGTTACGTTATCACACCAAGCTCCCGCATCACGTTTCGGGCTTCCCCCACCGTTAAATCTCCGGGGTCCTTGGCGCTTTCCGCGTCGACTTGGTACGCCTCAACCCCCAGCAGGGAAACGGCCTGTGCCAGCGCCAACCCCTGCCGCTGTGCCAACCCCAGCACGTCCCCCTCCCCACGGCTGTCGTACATAACGAACAGGCGCTTAAACCGTTTGGCCAGCAGCGCCACCTGTGCCGGCAGGAAGGAAACGCCAAACGTGTGAACCGCCCCCGGCCCCAGTTTCCAAACGTCAAACAAACCCTCAACGACAACGGCCGTGTCCCCCCTGACGCTGTCCAGCCCGTAGACCAGTGACTTGTGGTACGTTACCTCCAGCTCCGGGGGGCAGGTGTGGTACCGCAAGGGCTTTGGGCAGTCCTTCAAAACGGAACGGGCCTGCCAGCTGACCATCTCCCCCTTGTAATACAGGGGGGCCACCAAACGGTTTGGCAGGTGGGGGGCATAGCCCGGCGTCCGGTACTGCTGGCCAAACTCGGCCGCCACCTGATCCGGGTCCAGACCCCTTCGAACCAGATACCGGCCGGCACTGTCCCCGCTTCGCAGCGGTTCCGCCAGTGCTGGCAACGTTAGCTTTGCGGCCCCGCCCTTCGGCCGTTCCTTGTCCTCTTCCCCCGCAACGTAGAACAGCGGGTAATCCTGCAACAGCCGAAACGCATTGCCCACCGGTTGCCCCAGCAGGTAAGCCACCGTCTCAACCGTGTCCTGCCCCTTGCACATCCAACAGTAGAACCGCTGCCTCCCGGGGTGCCATGCCAGCCTGTCACTCCCCCCGCACTTCGGGCACGTTCCAACCGGCAGCCATCCCCTTCGGTTCACGTCACCGCAGGGAACGCCGTACTTCTCGAACAGGCGCTGGAGGTCGTATTTCATTTCACCGGCATTCGGCACCTTCCTCTTTGGAACACCGCATTTCGGGTTCACTTAGCTTTTTCTGAACCTGCTCTATCAGTCGTTCCGTATAGTACAAGTTACATTCGATAATACGGCGCTGACTGACTTTACGTGCCAGAAACGACTCGTACGCCGCCCGTAAAGTTGGGCACGCGTACCGCTTTACACAATTAAGACTGACCCACCGGGGGACGTCCTCCACTCTTAACAAAGTGGCATCCAAGTTTACCGGATTCAAAGACAGCCACACCCCTTTCGGGGTTATCTTTTGAACGTAAAGAATTGTCGTTGTCATTACCGGACGGGCACGATGATGACACGCGTCGTCGCAGTCACACGCTTGGTAAAGTATGCGGTCAATACGATACCACTTGTCATTGATTTGTGGTATTACTTGCACGACCACCCCCTTCATTTCACCGGATTGGCGGCCACGTAGTCCGTCATCAGCTTTCGAACCGTGGCACTAATGGACGCCCCCTTGGCGGTGACGGCCAGTTTGAACGCAATACGCAGTTTAACCGGCACGTCGTAGACCAGCATCGACGGGCCGGGGACTTTCTTGGGGGTGTCCGAAGCCGGGCGGCCGCGGCGTTTGTAAGCCCCCTTGCGCGGGGACGGTTGGAACGGGTTGTTTGTCTTTTTCATAGTTTCCTTTCCTGTTACCACGAGCGAACGTAACCGCCAATCTCCTTCAGTGCCCGGTGGGTCCGGCGGCGGTCCCATCCCCGGGAAATCAACAGGATCCTCACCCGCTCCAGCGGCGGGGTCTTCCCCCGGCCAAAGACGTCACCAAAGTCGGTGGAGGCCAGCACGGTCAAAACCTCGCGGGCGGACTCGCTGACCGTTTCATACAGTTCTGCCATGCGTGACGGCAGCACCTCGGGGGCTTTGGGATCGGGCTGGTTTTCAATCCAGTTAACCGCCTCCCCGTCATCCCCGGTGGCCTCCGACATGGGAACAAGGCGCCGGGCCCGTTTCACGTAATCCATCATGGCGTTCCGCAGCACCCAAACGGCAAAGGTGGTAAACTTACCGTGGGACGGGTCCCAGCGGTGGGCCTTTTCAATCAGCACCGACCGCCCAAACGACTCCAGTTCCTCCGGGTCCCGGTAATTCAGCCGCAGTGCCATCTTACGTGACACGTCCGCTATCAGCTTCTGATGCGACACCAAAAGTTCCACCGTGATCTGTCTCATTGTTCGTTCCTTTGGTTAGCCCCATAAACCGGGGCACAACCTGATTATATAATAATAGTCTACATTTTACAATAGGGTGTTTTGCCTTTTTAAAAGATTTTTCCAAAGCCGGGAAACGGCCTCCATGTTGTTCATTCCGCCGTCCAAAACGGCCCCGGCCATACCGGCCTTTCCGACAAGAACCTCCATTGAATCCTCGTCAACCGTATTGGGAGCCACCAGATACCACACGTTGACGGCGTTCGGTTGGCCGATACGGTGGGCCCTGTCCTCACACTGGTTAATCTCCGCCGGGGTCCAAGGGTACTCCGCAAACGCCACGTTACTGGCCGCGGTCAGGTTGATGGCAAAGCCGCAGGCCGAGATGGAACCGATAAACAAACGGCAGTCGTCCTCCGTCTGAAACCGTTTGACCATGTTCCAGCGTTCCGTCTCCCCCAGCCCTCCCCGGTAACAAACACACCTCTTCCCGTACCGGGTTGACAGGGCCTCCCCGACGGCCCGGTGATGACAAAACAGAATCAGCTTCTCCCCCGACTCCAAAAAGTTGTCCGTCCAGTTCAGCACCGCCGGCAGTTTCCCCATCCCCGTCAGCCGGCGCAGTTTGCTCACGGTGGTGAACGGGTCGCCGTTTAACAGCTCCCGCTCGTTGTACAAAACGGACTTGTCCATTTCCACCTTCACCACCGTCCGCTGCTTCGGGGGCAGGTCTTTCAGCACGTCGGCCTTCAGGCGCCGTATCATCACGTTCCCGACCAGCAGCTTGTTCAGCTCCTCCGGGTTGCTGCACCCCTTGTACTCCAGCCGGCCGCTCCACTTGTCCAGCGTCGGTTCACAGTACCTCATCCCAAACTCAAACTTGGACGGGAACAGGTCTTTCCGCAGCAGCTTCAAAATAACGAACAGGTCGACCGGCCCGTTGACCACCGGGGACCCCGTTATGGCAACAACGTGGGGGACGTCTTTGCAGACCTTCAGCACCGCGTCCGTCCTCTCCGTGAACTTGGACTGCCCCTTCTTGCCGTCCTTACCCTTCTTAACGGTGGCCCGGTAACGGTTGCGGATGTAGTGGGCCTCGTCAATGCCGACCAGCTGCGGCCGCGGGACGCCCTTTACCCAATCCATCAAAATGTCGTAGTTGACCACCATCCACTTCACGTCAGCCGGCAGGGCGTAAGGTCTGGTGCCGGACAGGACGACCACCTTTTCACCGGGGGCCCATATCCCAATCTCCTCCTCCCAGTTGAATTTTGCCGCCGCCGGGCACACGATCAGAACCGGCCGGCGTTCCGGGTGGCACATGGCCCAGGAGATGAGCTGTATCGTTTTGCCCAGTCCCATCTCATCGGCCAGCAGTACCCGCCCTCCCCACCGTTCCATCATCACCACCCCCTCCCGCTGGTACGGGCGGAGCTTGGAGGCGAACGGCATACGCACCGACTTCACCGGGACCGGGGTGTGGTCAACTTTAGGGGGTTCCAGTTCCGGCACGGTAAAGCCCAGCATGGTCAGTGCCTTGACGTTGCCGGGCGTGGCCGGGCACTGGTAACTGTGGACCGTTTTATCGTACTCCAGTCCCCGTAAAACATAGGCGTTTCTGCCGGGGTTATACCCGGTAAGGGTAAAGGTACCCCCGGAGAGGGTGGCCGTTTTTTCTTTAGATTTCATAGGTGTTTTATGGTTATACGTTTGACGGCGGGGCGAGAACGTATAATTAAACGGTGGACGGGGGAGCTGCTTACGGTATGACGATCCCGCCGGCAGTCCCGCCCACCCCATTTTGCACTTGTTACAAAAGGAAGAACCTTTTAACCTGTCGCCGTTCCCTTAGTGGGAGCCGGGCGTGAGAACCCGTTAACTAAACGCAAACAATTGACCCCATTACCTCGCGGAAAAGTTTTTAGTTACTTTCTCACCCGCGTTGTAGTGGGGTTTCTTTTTTGGAAAAAGAACATGAACGTTACGCCTCCCACTGTAAACCAAATTGACATCGGAATAGCCCCGCTGCACTTACTCACTGGTTTGCCGGCAGAGGAACAAGCCGTGCTTGTTTGGTTATGGAACGAAACCAATAGAGGGCACTGCTGGCCAACCCCAAGCAAAATACAAAGTCTGTGTGATTTCAAAACAAGAGAAAAGGCCGTCGATTTGATGCGGCGCTTGGAAGAACGGGGATTGATTGTTGGCGAGCAGTTGCTAGATGATAAAGACGAACGGCACGCTCCAATAGCGGCTTGCGTTCTTTACACGGAGGACGCCGAATGAACAATCCAATAATGGGCGTGTTGCGGGAAGACCGCGAAATCATACCGTACCGTAAATCACTTCGGGCTATTGGGGGTTCCGTCACCGCCACCATTCTGCTTCAACAGCTAATGTTCCGTGACGACGGCCGAGGTGAGAAGTTCTACAAGTTTACCGAACCCTGCAAGCACCCCAAATACAGGCCGGGGGACAGTTGGACCGAGGAGCTTGGTTTTAGCGTCAACGAATTCAACACGGCCCTTGGCAAGATAGGCTTCAAGCTGGGCAAAAAAGCAAAAGAGCAATACGGGGACTGTTACGAGGAGGAAAAAGCTAAAGCCATCGTCTGGTACTACACCGACAATGAGCGGGTTACTTGGTACACCGTAAACAACGAGTTACTTAGTAACCTTATAAACCGGGTTTACCAAATAAACACGGAAACCGGGGTTATAAATACTACAGAGAATACAATACAAAAGAAAACAACACAAGAAGGGGTAAACCCCGCCCCCGCCGGGGAGCTTGGACTTGTTACGGGAGACAGACCAAGTCCCGGGGCCACCCCGGTAAGCCGGGTGATTGCAAAATACAACGAGGTGGCAAAACAAACGGGCTTCCCGGCCTGTAACAAAGTCACCCCGGAAATAACCGGCAAACTGCGGGCACGGTTAAAAGACCACCCGGCCCCGTCCGACTGGAAGCCCATTTGGGACACCCTTGCCAAAATGGCGGAGGGTTTAAAAACACCGGACGGTAAGGCGTCACTGTCGTGGGTCAAACTCCAGTTCATCATCCGCTCCGAAGACAATTTTGACAAGATTGCCACGAACGCCTATGCGTGGAAGATAGAGGAGCTGCGCGGTAAGCACCCGTCTAACCAGTACTTCGCCGGGGAGGATTCTGCCATGCGCCGTGCCATCGCCAAACGCACCGTGAAGGTCGCAGCCGACGGTACAATCACCATGCCGGAAAACGTATAACCACCATGGACCCAACCTGTCAACATTGTAAGAAACCGTTTAAGCAAACCCCCTGCGTTTTGTTTGACGTCGCCGCCCGCTGTCCCAAGTGCCGCCGGCAGTACGCCGAACGTTACGCCTCCCTCGGGTGGAATAAAGAACGGTGGTCAACCACGGAACTCAACAGCGGCCTCCCCAACGGCTTTCTCCTGTTACATCCCGGTAAGGAAGTCAAGACGGCAACGTCCCTTGTGGACGCCGCCATCGACAAGCAACTGGGACTCCACTGCGTTGGCCCAACGGGTTCCGGTAAGACGCTGGCTCTGGCCGTACTGGCCAAGCAGCTGATACAGTACGGGGTGCCGGTGGCCTTCATTAACGTTCCCCAGTTTACGGCGTGGCTGCGGCAAAACCCGGACAGACAGGAAGAACAGTCCCGGCGGTTGACTAACACGCGCCACCTGATTTTGGACGACCTCGGGGCCGAGTATGACAAATCCGGATGGTGGGGTTCCTGGCTCCTGGCCGTGGCGGACGCCCGTTACGGTGCCGGCCGGGCGACCAGTTCCTCCTGTAACAGCGCCAAGGGGATAGAGGACCGGGTGCTGCGCCGGGTGACGGAGTTTGCTTTAACGACGGAGATGACGTAACCGTGATTTTGATCGGCTACAATTTATTTGGACTTTGTGACGTGGGATGCTACGTCAACACCGAGCCGCAAACCGGGCGGGACACCGTTGGCCTCACGCCGGGCCGGGGTTGCCGCCACTTGAAAGGGGAACGGTCGGGCGCTGCCCGTTCCCCTGTAACCCTAAACAGCCAACAGGGAGTGTCGTGTGTGAACTACGACAGAACATACGGTCACGGCAAGCGGGTGACGCCCGCGCCCGTACAGGGTCTAGCCGCGTTAGGCGTCGGTCCCCGTTTGGACCCGGACGCGGTAACTGTTTTCAGGGGACGGCCGGTTGCAGTAAAACAAACCCGTCATTTAGCGGGATGGGCCTTTAGCCCGCACAAGCCGGACCGTCCCCAACCTTTAGCGATTGACCGATTATGAAAATCACGCCGATTGAAAACGTACTTGACCGCAAGATTGTGACCGCCATGGTGGTCAGTACCCGCTATCTGCGGGAAGTGCGTGACATGTACAGCCCGGAACTGCTGACGGCAGACTTCGCCCGGCGCGTGGCCCAGTGGTGCCTCACCTATTACGAGAAGCACCAGCAGGCCCCCGGCCGACACATACAGGACATCTTTGACACGGCGGTGGCCAACAAGAAACTGAAGACCGAGCAGCAGGATTTGATCCGCCCGTTCCTTGCCGGCCTGTCCAACGAGTATGAGAAGCACGGCGGCGAGGCCGGCATCAATGTTGAGTTTCTGTTGGACGAGACAGAGCGGTGGTTTCGCCGGCGTGATCTGGAACACCTAAACAATGAGATAGCCGACGCCTTGGAAAAGGCCGGGCCGGACGAGGTGGAGGACCTGCTGCGTCAGCGCCACCGGATCGAGCGTTCCGCGGTTGACGGTTATAATCCGCTGACGGACGAGAACGCTTTGGACGACGTGTTCGAAACCCCCCTCGACCCCCTGTTCGAGTTCCCCGGTGCCAAGGGGATGCTTGTTAACCATGCCTGTATTCGGGACAGCCTAATTGGAATCATGGCCCCGGAGAAGTCGGGTAAGACGTTTGAGCTGACCGAGTTTGTAAAACGCGCCTGCATGGCCAAATGTAACACCGCCCTCTTCGAGCTGGGGGACATGTCGTCCCCGCAGATCAAGCGCCGCCTCTACTCCAACCTTTGCGGAATGCCCAGTCACCAGCGGTGGACCGGGGACACGGTGGTTCCGATGATGGACTGCTGGTGGGCGCAGATGGGATGCTGCCCGACCGGGAAGCACGACACACCCATGATACGGGGCGAGGACGACTTGGCCCTTCCGGAAGCCCCTCCCGGTTACGAACCCTGTCCCTACTGTTCCCGCTGCAAGGACTGCCGGCCAACCGTGTCCCGTAAACATACGGTGTTCCCCAAGATCATGAAACGGGAGGACGCCGACCGTTCCCGCCAGTCCCTCGCCCGTCACATGGGGCAGTCGCAGCTGCGGTTCGACGTTAAGCCGAACAACACGACCACGGCCGAGATGATCAACGACACGCTTGGCCGCTGGAAGGAAAAGCTGGGCTTTGTCCCCGACGTGATTGGGATCGACTACGACGCCACCATGGCTCGGGAGAAGGGGGTCAAAGACGAACGTGAGGGAATGAACGAGCAGTGGAAATGGTTTCGCCGCATTAGCACGGAATGGCACTGTCTCGTTCTGGTCTGTACCCAAACGGACGCGGACGGGTTAGACCGGGAGAACCTGAGCTTGGACAACTTCAGCGGGGATAAGCGTAAATACTCGCACTGTACCGGCATGCTGGGCATCCACGGTACCCGGCAGGAGTTTGGTTTGGGGCTTTCCCGCATGTCCTGGATGTTGGGCCGTGAGGAGGAATACGGCATTATGGATCAGGTTGTGCAGGTACGTCACCTCCGCATCTGCCGTCCGCTGGTCGGTTCTTTCTGGCGTGACAAAACGTATAAACCGAAACAACTGGTTACACAACAGGGAGAACAGGAATGAGTGCTTTTCCAAATTGTCAGGAGTGCCGGCACGCTTACGTGGCCATGAGCAGCGAACCGTGTAAAACGTGTCTGGAAAAAGCAGAAACGGACAAGGTCGTCGCCAGTAAGTTTGCACCGAAGGAGACGACCGAATGAACGTGAACGCCGTCGTGCTGTGCCCCATCCGGCCGGGGACGAACAAAGTGTTTATTGAGAACCAGGAACGCCTCATAAAGGAGGCCGCGGTTTACGCCGGCAATCGGGGAATGATTATCCACGTTATTTACGGTAATTTCGAACTGGAGGGGGCGACCCCCGTTACCTGTCACGCGGAACGGGCCCGTCACATATCCGTCGTAAGAAATACCATGATTTTGGCCCTGTCGCAGAAAGCCGGTTCCTGTCACGCCTTGGTCAATCCGACTCATATTATTTGGATGGACGTCGATATCGTTCGTTACGCCCCCGACTTGTTTTACAAACTACTGACCGCCAGCGTGGAACACAACGCCGTCACCGCCCCGCGGGTGCTGTTGGACGATACAAGCGGTAAGTGCGCCCCCGGGAGGTGGTACGACACCGCCGGCTTTATTCATCACCACCGGCGTGCGGATCTCTGGTTCCCTTGGTTCGCCGACGAGCGGAACGACCAACCGTTGCCCGAGCTGTTTGAGGTCGACGGTTCAGTCGGGTGTGTTTATTGTGTTCCGTGGAAGGTGTACACGAACGGGGCGAGTCACCATTTTGACACGGAGAGAACAACGGAGCACTATCCGGTTTGCCAGTTCGCCCGGCGAATGGGGAAGAAGCTTCTGGTGCTAACAAAAGAAACGGCATGGCACGCGTACCTGCCGGATTACGGGGAGGCCTTTCATTGAAAACGTGTTTACTGCAAACCCATTCCGGTGACAACGAAGCGCTGTACCGGCTAACGCTTCCCAATCACGCCGAGTACTGCGGACGCCATGGCTACGACATGTGGCAGCTCAACATCCCGTATCAAACCGTTATGTCCATTCCCCACCTTTTGGTGGCAAGGGCGCTGGTCAATTACGATGTCGTGTTTGCCGTCGGTTCCGACGTTATTTTTACAGACCTGTCCAAACCCCTGTCCACTTTCTTTCATGGAGAGGAGGGGGTGGTTGTTTCACTCGAGGACATTGGCGGTTCCCCAACGAACGCGGACACGTTGCTGTTTCGTAACGGGGCGGCCTACCGCGCCGTGATGGACCACGTTAACGATGAACAGGAAACATGGTCACGTGATCCATGGGGGTGGCAGTCCTGGTTCAACCGGCAACTCGTAACCCCGACGGTTCCCGGGGCGATACGGTTTGCGGCGTTACGCGAACTCCAGTCTACTCCGGTACAAACGTTTCCGAAATCGGCTTGGCGGCCGGGGGACTTTGCCCTTCACTTCCTGGCCATGTCCAACGTCGACAAATACAACCGCTGCTCGTATTTTCTGCAAACCGGCGAAGTGCTCTGGAGGGATTAAATGATACTGCTCTTAGGTTCCGCCCCGTATGTTCCGGAATGGCTGGCAGCGCACAAAGACGTGCTGGATAACAAGAACACGATCGTTGTAGCCATCAACAACGCGTGGCGCTTGGTACAGGGCCGGGTGGACTGTTGGCTCTTCAGTCGGGATTATTTTATGGTGTCGCCCTGTCCCCCGAAGACGCTGGAGGACTGGCAGGCGGTCTGGTGCGGCCGTTACGGTTTTCACAGCGGGGGGCTGGAACATCCAGTTTGGTATGACTGTCCGTGGGGAAGCGGAACGATGATCGCCAACGCCCTGTGTCACGTTGTCAATATGCAGTTGTTACGGCTTGTCGGTTTCCAACCCGTCTATGTTGTTGGGTGTGACCTCCAGTACCCGAAGGACGGCCCGACCCACTTCTATCCCAACGGAACGGCGGACCCGCTGCGGTTTGGGGAAGAGAACCTGTTGACCATGCTGAACCAAATCAAGCGCGGCGCCGCGGGTCACGGCATTACCGATATCTATGTGGGGCAAACAACACTGCCCACCCTGTTGCCGTTTGAGCGCAGAGAACCATGAAAGGAAAGAAAATGAACACAATCACGATGATCTGTTACAAGCGTCCCGGGTATATGAAGCAGGCGTTGGACGCCTTGGCCAAGAACGACTTTACCGGGTATGACGGCGTTCACATCTTCGCCGAGCCCGTCGGGTCGCTGGAAATGTACAACTTGCTCCACGGCATCTCGCTGCCGGTTCCAATCCACGTCCATCACAATACTGTGCGGCTGGGAACGGACCTGAACGGGTTTACCGCGTTGGACTACGTGTTTGACCAGCTGGGGGCGGACTTTAACGTTCACATTGAGGAGGACGTTGTGGTTAGCCCCGACGCCCTTAAGATGGGGCTGAAGTACGCCGCCCTCCCCAACAAGCATTCCGTGATGTGCCTGTGTCTGCATAACCACGGCGGGGCAAAGCCGGACGGTAACAACGTGCGCGACTTAGCATACGCCGACGGATTTAGCCCTTACGGCTGGGCCGCCACCCGATACAACTGGAAGCACTGGCTAAAACCCCACTGGTTCTCCAACCGCTGGGCGGCGGAAGGTGGGGGTTACGGATGGGACTGGTCTGTCAACTATGCCGTCAGCAAGACCCACGAGGCCTGCGTCATGGTTCCCGTTGTCAGTCGGGCAAACACGGTGGGGGAGTTCGGCGGGGTGAACATGTCCCCGGAACAGTGGCGCAAGGAGTTCGCCGGTCACGTTATGCTCTAGCTTCCCGCGCGGCAGCGTTGAAAACGTTGAAACGAATAAAACCGTGACCGTCACCACCGTCTGGTCCGCATTCTGTTACGTTTTCGACGCCGTAAGTGACCTCGGCGTTCCAACTGGTCCGGGAAACGGGGTATCCGCACCCGCAAACATGACTGTTGGAATTGCTGTAATCCAAGCAGTATCTGGAGCGGGGACCGCGCAGACGTCGGACATTGACACCTTCCTGACATCTGGTAAACGTAACTGACAGTGTTTCATGGAACGTACTCGTTGCCGTGATTTTCATTCCGTACTTCTTTCTGCCCGCGATACGCACGGGCGCGTTACCAGTTAAACCACCGGGACAAACTTGACGGGGTCGCTGTAATGAACCCCGTTGATGTGGACCGTATACTGACGGCCTTCGATTTCCACCGCCTGTCCCTCGACCAGCCACGGCGCGGTGCCAAACGCTTCCTTTTTGGCAATCATTGCCGCGTTCTTGCCGGGGTAATCGGAACTCAGACAGGCGGCCTCCTGGTTTGTCCACGCCAGATTGTGACCGCGGGACATTTCCCGTTTCACCATCGCCACCGGGTCCTCCTTGTACTGGGCGGCATACCCTTCGACCGTTCCAACCGTGATGGCCTGTGCCCAGTTGGCCCCGGCGATTTTGACCTGTTGTCCGTGTGTCAGTTTCATACTGTGCTCCTTTGGTTAACTACTTGTATCCTTAAAACGCCATCATTATAACCTATATGGGGGAAATAAACAAGGGGGTAACTGATAATAAATTCACTTTGTTTGTAACCCCCTTATTATCAACCCGTTATCCGTTCCCAAAACCGCCTAATTTTAAACGTTTTCGGCTTCCCGGCCCCCTTACCCGGTAAAAGGGTACCCCCAACCCCTGTCAAACAGGGAAACGCCACCTTTTAACGGACAGTTACGAGTTGATTTGTGGTGCCGGATGGTTTACCGGCAAAACAAAACCCGTCCGGTGGTTGGCCGGACGGGTTAGGGGGTTTACTGGGGGTTACGGCCCCCTGTTAAACGGGTACCCTTTCCACCCGCACGAGACCGCAGTAGTGCTCGGTCTCTTCCGGCGTCTTCCCCCACGCAAATCCCCCCACCGCCGCCACAACGCCCCAGCACTTGTTGCGGTCGACCCACCCGGCCCCGTACGCCTCCGCCACCTCCAGCAGGAAACGGTCCCAGTCCGATTTCGTAAAGCCGGCCCCGCGGCACCAAAGATCGCCCCGACGGTCGGCTGGGGAACACAGTCTACCCCGTATCATAGCGGAACTTCGACGACGGTGACAAGCCTACAGTAGCGCGCGGGCTCTTCGGGAATCATCACTTGGCAGACAGGGTGTAGGAGTCCGCCGTCACGCTAACGGGAAGCTCCACTCTCTCCCCGCCGAACTTGAACTTTTTAAGCGCGGCCCACATCGCCGCGCGGTTCGCAGGATCGTCAAGATTGATTATCTGCGTGTCAGGGTGAGCCGCTCGGTACGCCCGGCACCTTCCGCATGAAGGGCGCCCGTAGACGCCCTCGCCGGCCGTTCCCGGCGCTCCGCCGTAGCCGTCCGTGCTGTACAGCACCTCGGACATTGCCGGAAGGGCTGCGGACGCTACGGTTTCGGGGGAGTTTTCGACCGAACTGTCAGCGTCCGGGATAACAGCCTGCGGAGCCTTGACACCCTGCGACGCGGCCATGAACTTCGCCATTCCGCCCATAAGAACGCCGAGACCGTTCAACGTGCCGTCGATTCCGGTGCTCTGCTGGCTCGCGTTTCCTTTCTTGAAGCCCGCGCCGAGATCCTCCTCGGTCCCGTCCGCAAACATGCCCTCGCCCGCCACCTGCGAAGCCTTGTCGCCCGTGCCGATGATGCTTGTGTCGCTCTCATAAACGACACGCCCGTCGGAATAAACAGTCTTCTTCGTGTGTGCGGACGCCCGCGTGAGACACCCTGTCACAGCCATCATTACGGCGAATAACCCCGCTATCGTCATTAACTTCTTCATGTCATCAACCTTCCGTTGTCCACTCCAGGCCGTCCAGACGGATGGCCTTGGTTTTGCTTCTTGCCTGATACGTTTCGCCCGAGACAAGCTCGAGCCATGTCAATTTGCACCGGGCGACCTTGCCGTCCGATGCCCGTTTGATCAGCGCCTTGCCGCGAACGGCCGGCGCGTTCACAACAGTGTACGTTTCCATTTCAGCCTCCCGTCTCACGCTCCACCGCGTCCGCGATCTCCGCCCGCGCGGCGGCAAGCTCCGCCACCGCCGGATCCTTGCCCTCGAACTTGCGGTACGCGTCGACGAAATCCACCAGCGCCTTCGACACGATTCCCGTCGCCGCCGAATGCCCGAACGCGGATTTGCCCATCGCCGCCCGCGCCTCGTTCATCGCCGCCTCCACCACCGGCTGCAGATAGCACCAGTTCGATTCCACGCTCGCGGCCTGCGTCGGGAACTTCCGTTTCAGCCAGTTGACCAGCGCGTTCAGCGCCGTCACGATGACCACCACCAGCGCCGTCTGCACGGCCTCATTCGCCAACAGTTCCTTCATTTCATTTCTCCTTCTTTGCGTACCCGGCTGAATTGCCGGAAAGCGTTTACAGGTCCGGCCAAAATTCCTTGATGGCGTGCAGTATGGCAGGCCCGTTCGGAAATGCCGACAGGAAGCCGACGCACACCGTCAACGGCCACCGGAACACGTAAAGCCAGCCCAGCTTGCCCTTGCCCGCGCCGGTGAAGGGGCATTTCGCGTTGTGGGCGTCGTCATATCGCTTCACCTCGTCCTCGATCATCTTCTTCCGCTCTGCCGGGCCTCGTACGCGATCCTCCACTTTCATCAGGCAGAGATCCGCGACAAGTTCCGTGATCGCAAGCAGCCGGTCCTGACAGCCGTTCGACGCGTGCGCCACCTTGTCGATGAAATGGCTCAAATGCTCCTTGGTCTCCGGGTGCAGTTCTGAGTTTTCGAGTTCTTTCTTGTGGCGGTCGATCTTCGCTTTCAAAAGTTCGTCCATTTTCAAGCTCCCCTTTCGGCATCATCTCCGTTGCCCGGCATCTCAAAACTCCTCATTTTAATCTCGGTATCCCGCGCCTCGCGATCTACTCGGCCACGTTGCCGTGGGTGCGGTCAAGTTCTACGGCATCGGATTTGGATAACTGGTCCAGATCGCGGTGGGGCGCCCGCCGAAAGTATCGGGCACAGTCGGCCAGCCCGTCGCGTCGGCACGGCGATAAACAGTCCCACCTGCGCCTTGGAAAACAGTTGACCCTATTGCGGGTGCGTTGCCAGAAAAGTAAATGGAGGTCAACGCGCTGTCGTTCAGAAACACGTACTCGTCGAGCGAAGCGCAGGCCTCCGGAATCACAATCTGCTTAAGCGCGTAGCAGCCACCGAACGCGCTGCGCCCCAAAACAGTCACGGAGCTTGGCAATACAATATTTGTCAGGCTGCCACAGTTGTAGCACATGTCGCAAGATCCATAGGCGGGGTCAGAAAGTATGCCGGATATTCCAGGTGGAAACTCGATTGACTTTATCTGTGAGTTAGCAAATGCACCATACCGAATATCAGTGATACCGGCGAACATTCTGATGCCGGTGATGTTGCTGTTCCCCGCGAAGGCCAACGGACCAACCGTTGTCGCCGGAAACCCGTTGATCGTCGGCGGAATGTTGACCTGACCGCCCGCGCCGATGTAACCCGTGATCGTTATGTTTCCAGCGTTGGTCGTAAACGTAAAATCAGACGCGGGGGAATATACTATTGACGGGGTTGAACTCCACACCAGATTACTCCCGCTGTAGATTGCCGTGACCGCATTGGTACCGTACGTCACGCTGGTCGCGTTGCGGTTCGTCCCCGCGCCGAAGTATCCGGCGTTGGCGGCAAGGCAACAGAGCGCAACTATGGCGGCAATGGTGTTACGGAATTTCGACATAAAGCACTCCGTTAGTACGGTTGGCGATAAGCGGCAAGGCGTTTGTGGTGCCGATGATGATCGGTACGTATGTCGTTCCGTTGACCGTTCCCGCAAGCGTCGCGTTCGACAGCGTGCCGCCGTTGATCGCCGCCTTTCCGGGGATGCTGTCGATAAGCGCCCGGTCGCCTAGAATCAGGTGCGGCGCGGCGATGGTGCCGAGCGGAGCGTGACCGTTAATCGCTCCCTGCGCGTTGCCTGCCGCGGTCAGCGCATCATTCGCCGTGGACTGCGCCGCGCTGATCGCCTGCCACACGT